AGAGGTGCTCCGTTGGACTAACGGCGAACTGACAAAGAAAACTAAACCTAAAGCAGCCGAGTTCGCAGTAGACATTGATACAATCAAAACTACAGACATCGTGTTCCGTGTCATGGGGTATGATCATATTCCACTAGAAGCACGTAAGAAAACACCAAAGACAGTGGCAGATCATCACTCACGATGTAACTTCCCTGCATACAAACATCGTGCATTCATTAATGATGAATGGACAGAAGTAGCGCGATCTCACTGGGATGGCGAATCATTGGACGACGGTAAGTTCAGTGTAACATGTGGACATACAACCGAGCGTCTTGCGATGATGTACATGAAATTATGTGAGCGTTATTCTATGCGAGGCAACTGGCGTGGTTATACATACGTAGATGAAATGCGTGGACAGGCAATATTACAATTGGCAATGATCGGGTTACAGTTCAATGAACTTAAATCACAAAATCCATTTGCATATTTTACCACAGTAATCAACAACTCATTCACCCGTGTATTAAACTTAGAAAAACGAAATCAAAACATTCGTGACGATTTACTTGAAGAAGGTGGATTAGATCCAAGCTTCACTCGTACATTCAACGCAGAATGGATTCACGAACAAGAACGCCATATTCCTGGAATCTTTGATGTCCCGGAAGAAGAATCAGAATCAGAATCACAAGGAGTTTCTGAAACACAAGAAGCATCTAAGTAGACCACATTTTCAAATAGCACTGATAGAACAAAAGGAATAACATTGAGTAAATTTTTTGACGACGCTGTAATTTTCACGGACATTCACTTCGGTATGAAGAATAATTCCCGTACACACAATAACGATTGCATTAACTTCATCAAATGGATGATCGCCCAAGCACATGAAAAGAACATAAAAAAATGTTTCTTTCTGGGCGACTGGCATCATCACAGGGCAACCATCAATGTAAACACACTAAACTACACAGTGGATGCATTGCAGTTGTTGAATGATAATTTTGACGAAGTACAGATGATCATGGGCAACCATGACCTGTACTACCGAGAGAATCGTGACATCAACTCTTTGCCATTTGCCAAGAACTATCCTAATATCAATGTTATCAATGATGACATATACGAGGAAGACGGAGTGGCATTTGTTCCTTGGCTAGTAGACGACGAATGGAAACGACTAAAGGAATTGAAGTCTAAGTTTATCTTCGGTCACTTTGAGTTACCAGACTTCTATCTGAATGCCATGATCAAGATGCCTGACCACGGTGGTCTTAAAGCATCTGATCTAGGCAAAGCAGAAAAGGTATTCTCTGGTCATTTTCACAAGAGACAAGACAAAGGCAATATCATTTATCCAGGAAACTGTTTCCCGCATAATTATTCCGATGCATGGGATGATGATCGTGGTATTACTTTTCTTAACTGGGATGGTACTTATACATTCAAGACCTGGCCTGGTGCTCCAAAGTATCGCGTAGTTAATCTAAGTAATTTGATAGATGACCCTGCTCGTGTATTGACACCTAACACACATTGTCGTATAATACTAGATATACCTATTTCATACGAAGAAGCCAACTACATCAAGGAAACATTCGCCGCTGATTACGACCTGCGTGAAATTACTTTGATGCCTTCTAAACAGGACGATGTATCTGGTGAAGACTGGGATACATCTGGCGATGTAGAAATAGAGAACGTAGATTCAATCGTGCTTAGTCAACTAGACGCGATCACATCTGCATCAATTCGCAATGAAACTTTAATCTCAATTTACAACAACTTACACACATAAAACTATGCTAACAATTAAAAATGTAACAATTAAAAACTTTCTTTCGGTAGGCAACGTAACACAGGCTGTTACGATACACGAAACAGGACTCACGCTTGTACTCGGCAATAACGTAGACATGGGCGGTGATGGTTCACGGAACGGTGTTGGCAAGACCACGTTGATCAATGCGATTTCATACGCATTGTTCGGCAGTGCATTGTTCAACATCAAGAAGTCAAATCTGATTAATAAGATCAACAACAAGAACATGATCGTCACTGTTGACTTTGAAAAGAACGGCGTTGAGTATCGCATTGAGCGCGGCCGTAGTCCTAACATTTTCAAATTCTTTGTTAACAACATTGATAATAGCGATGTCACAGACGAAGGACAGGGCGAAGGGCGCATGACACAGGTAGCTATTGAAAAAGTTATCAGCATGACACATACTATGTTCAAGCACATTGTTGCATTGAATACATACACTGAGCCGTTCCTAAGTATGCGGGCAAATGACCAACGCGAGTTGATTGAACAATTACTAGGTATCACATTATTATCCGACAAGGCAGAACTACTAAAGGAACTTGTAAGGACTAGTAAGGACACTATCCAAGAAGAAAATTATCGCGTGCGGGCAGTAGAGGACGCTAATGAACGATTCAATAATAGTATCAAGGATCTAGAACGCCGTCGTAAATTATGGCATAAGGCAAATGAAACATCTATCACCGAACTTGAGTCTGAATTAATGGCACTTGAACAGATTGATGTTGAAAAGGAATTAGAAGCACATATCGCATTTGATGCATATACTACAAAGAAGAAACATTACACCACGCTAACAAAGGACATTGCAAAACTAACAACGACCATTGATCGTGAATTAAAACGCCTTGATAAGGCAACAGAGGATCTTGCTGCTTCAGTGGATCATAAATGTTATGCATGTGGACAAGATGTACATGATGACAAGCACGAACAGATTTTATTATCAAAATCCGAAGCAGTGGCTGAATATCAAGAACAGATAGATTTAGACGCTATTACCCTCAATTCATACACTGAACAACTAAATAACATTGGTGATTTAGGAACAATTCCTAATCTATTTTATAACACTGCACAAGAAGCATACGAGCACCAGAACAAGTTATCTAATACAATCAATGACATTGAGCGTAAGACAACCGAATCTGATCCGTACCAAGAACAGATTGATACCTTAAAGAACACTGGATTACAAGACGTTAATTGGGATGAACTGAACCGATTAACAGACATCAAAGAGCATCAGGACTTTTTGTTAAAGTTATTAACAAACAAGGATTCGTTTATTCGTAAACGCATCATTGAACAGAATTTACATTTTCTTAACGTACGATTGGACCATTACATCACCCAACTTGGATTACCACATGAGGTAAAATTCCAAAGTGATCTATCAGTCAGCATCGTACAATTAGGACAAGATCTGGACTTCGACAATTTAAGTCGCGGTGAACGGAACCGATTGATCTTAGGATTAAGTTGGGCATTCCGTGATGTATACGAGAGTATGAATTCATCAATCAACCTAATGTGCATTGATGAGTTGATAGATTCTGGTATGGACAGTGTCGGTGTTGAGAGTGCGTTGACGGCTCTAAAGAAAATGGAACGAGAACGGAATAAGGATATTCTGCTTATTTCCCATCGTGACGAATTGATCGGTCGTGTTAATAGTGTGTTGCAAGTTACAAAAGAAAATGGCTTCACCACATTTAGCACTGAGACCGAGATAATTGACACATAACAATAATAATAAAAAAAGCAAAAAGAGGTTGGCGATTGATAAACAGTCTATAGTAATAGATACAAGCGTTGACCGATTACAACAAATTGACATAGATCTGTGCGGCGATGAAATGGATAGTAATATCTTCATCATCACGGCAGATCTTAGCAGTGCGGACATCTGTGAATCTATAGGCGCAGACATGATACAAAAATTAAAAAGAGCGCTGACTATACGAGCCAGGCGTCCTTGATAGTTATTTGAAAATACACAAGACATACATATGACACCTGTTACTGAGAATGGACATTGGCAGTATCCTGTCAACATAGACCATCTTGCATGGTTTGGATTTATATACCGTATCGTTGAAATTGATACAGGCAGAGAGTACATTGGTAAAAAGCAATTAAAATCATACACAAAAAAGAAAGTAAAAGGTAGAAAGAATAAAAAATCTGTCATTAAAGAAAGTGACTGGAAGAAATACACAGGTTCATCTAAGTCATTGAATGAACGCATTGAAGAAACAGGCATGGACAATTACGCATTCTTCATTGAATCATTACACGACACTCGTGGTAGTTTGGTATACGCCGAGGTATCAAAACAAATTTCCGAAGATGTTCTAAGAACAATATCAGACGATGGTATTATTCCAAAGTATTATAATAGACAGATAGGTGGTGTAAAATTTATACCAGCAGCTGAGAGTATAAGCGAACATCATGCAAACATAGGTAATTACACTGTAAGTAAAACTAAGACAGTTGTTACCGAAGATGTGACACCAGGATTATCATACGACGATTACTACGGTGAGAAGCGTGTGACAAAATTCAAAAAGAAATTAACAAAATACCTTAAAGAAAACACTTGACAGACGATGATCTTCCAAGTATAATAATAAAACTAGAAAAACACAACAACTAAACCCCCTTGGCACACCTCAGAATATAAAACTCCGGCACATCCTCAGAACCCTTCTAAAATATAAAACCCCACAGAACCCTTACAAAATGGACTAAAGATTGGCACGTCAGAAATAATTGTGCTACTGAACCCTTGCTTCACATGACAAGGTAGGTTACCGGGTATTCCATTTATCCGCTTCAATACACTATCCTTAACAGGACGCTTTAAATGATAACCCCAATGGGTATATCGTTTGTGTTGTCGTAAAAGTTGGTGCACAGAAATGTAGCACATCAAAATGAGTAGGCTCTACTGAACTATTGTAACCTACAGGTAGCCATGATCTGACGATATAGAAATTGGCGTTCCCGCGTTGCTAAAGCAGCATGTAATCAGAGGTACAGCGTAACCGCCTCCCCCGTATGGGTTTGTTATATCGGAGTGTAATTTGGATGAGGAGAAAAAAACTTTTCTTTTTTTTAAAATTTAACTTTTCGCCTGAGAGGGCGAAGTGTGCATCGGAATCCAAGAAAAATAGATAATAGTTATATAATGGATCAAGTATACATTATGATAGGAAACAATTAGTAACTGTTATGTTTTTAAGTTATAACGATGAGGATAATGCGAATGAGTGGAACGAATGAGATATTTCCGAAGGAGTTCATTGCGCATGCAATGATTATGATGCCTGTATGATTTATAAGATATAAATATCTATATATAATGTTGGAGGTGTAATTTGAGTACTATGTCATTAAAAGAGAGATCCCCTAGAGTAATGGAATTTGAGAATTTTAAGAGTGAGTTTATGCAGTTTACTATTGATAAAATAGAAGTTGATAAGGGAGATGGATGGCCTACTTGCCCGTATGCTCGTAAAGCAAGATTAAACGGAGATATTCAGTTCATGGACGGACGTAATGCGTTATATACACAATCAGCGTTAGAGACGTTTGATAAGAGCCAATATAAGAT